CACGCCGTCCGCTGCCAGGCGTACACGGCCTGATACGGCGGCATATTGTTATGCGGCTGACCGCCTCCAGTAGCGGTTGTCGTGTAGGAGTATGTGGCGGTTCCATCGTTGTTCAGCGCTCCATATGTATCATTACCGCCATAGACGCTTCGGGCCATGAGCGACACCGTGTGATCGTGGCTCGGTATCTCCTCCACCGTCAGCGAAACGGACGCCTCGCCGCCCGTGCTCCCGGCCGCGTAGGTGCCGCCCGCCGCCAGCAGGAACTTATCCTCGATGCGCTCCCACGTCCCGCCGCCGAAAAGCGTCGCCGGGGACGTGCTGTTGACGCTCTGGTATATCGACCCCACCGGGTAGAACGCATCCAGCAGCCAAGTCTTGTCGATGGACGGAACGTAGCTCAGCTTCCCGTCCTCGCCGGTAAAGCTTTCGATGTTTATCCCCGCCGAGGCGATCAGGCGCGGAATGGCCGCGAATATGCCGCCCGACTTCACCAGATTTCCGCTGTCCATCGTCGGCTCCGCGTCGAAGCTGTAGCTTCCCGCCGGCCCCGTCGGCCCCGTTGCCCCCGTCGGCCCCTGCACCGTGGACGCAGGCCCGGTCGCTCCCGTCGGCCCGACTTCTCCTTGCGGTCCGGTAGGGCCAACGTCGCCCTGCGGCCCCGTGGGGCCAGTCGCGCCTGTCTCACCTTGCGGGCCTGTAGGGCCGGTCGGACCCGAAGCAATATCCGTCGATTCCAGCAGCCGCTTTCCTCCAAGCGCCGCCAGCACGTCGTCCATCGCCTGCACGTTCTCCGCGCTCAAGGGCGGCGCCGCGTTGTTGTTCCATGTCTTTCCGCTGTAGCCCGGAACCGTCACCGCCATAGCTTATTCCTCCTTCCGCTTCTCGTCGGCGTTTTCCGCCGTCTTTTCCTCTACCGCCGCAATATCAGGATTGCTTTTCCGAAAACGGCGTTTGCCGCAAACGTAATAGCGCCCGATCTCGTCCGTAACGGTCAGCCTCTCGCCCGTTTTAAGGATCAGCTTCTTCATGTCGTTTCGTCACTCCCTTCCTCCGGCCACTCCGTAAGCGTGGCTATCGGATAATCGTTAACACTTACGGCGTTCACCGTCATTTCTCCCGTGCTCGTCAGCGGCCGCGTAAAGCCCATCACCAGATGCCGCTCCACCGGCGAGCCGCTCTTGTCCGTCCTCACGATCTCCACAAGCGTATTTTCCTGTATGTGGAAAATCTGTGAACAGCTTATGCTCACGCTTTTCTGCAGCGCCGTCGCGCGTTTCAGCTTCCACTCGGCCAAGTCCCGGCACTGCGTTTTCGTGTAATACCCCGCCGCCGATTCGCGTTTTGTCTTGCGTCCGATGCGGTACACGTTCGTGTCGCTCGCCGGATCGAGATTCTGCGCCCGCCCGGCCGGTTGGGCGTAGCCGTCCAAAGCCTCGCCCAGAATGATGTAGTCGTTGTAGACCTCCGTATTTTTAATGGTATAGTCCGCCGCGAGCAGCGTCGTGCTCTCCGGCGAAAAACGCCACAAAACCGGCTTGTCCGCGTCCAGAATGTCGTCCTGCGACGGGTCGAGCCGCAAAGCGCCCGCCGGATCGTAGCCTATCCATGCGTTCACCATCTCGGCCAGTCCCAGCGCAACGTCCGCCGCGCTCCCCGTCTCGCTGTCCACCAGCAGGGTATAGGGCGCGTCGGTCAGCGCCGCGCTCGTCCCGTCCGGGAGTGCCTGCGTCTTTCCGTTGTAATACTCCGTAAAAACCGGCGTCACGCCGTCTATCGGCTGGCCGTTTCCCCTGTCCAGCTTCAAAAGCGCCGCCAGAGGCGTAAATATATTCGTCCCCGCATCCACACGATAGGTGCTCTCCAGATTGCCGCCCAGCGTCCCGTCCAAATTCGACCACTTGTCCGCCAGCGGGTAGACCGCCGTCCTCTGTCCGGGCTTTAGCGTTTCCTTCGGATTTTCGATCACGAACACGCCCTGCTGTATGTAGTAATCCGCCCCGTTCGAAAGTACCAGCCCCTCGTCGATGGCGATCTCCTGCCCGAACCAGATGTGATTTACGTTGTAGTCGTATTCTCCGTCCAGATTGGCAAGCGTTATCTCCGCCGTGCGCCGCTTGCCGTTCTGCAAATTCACGGTCAGACTTCCGCTCTGGATAAAGGCTCCGCTTCGCCGGTTGAGCGGATTGTTGTCCAGCGCAAAGGCCGTCGAGCCGTCCGGCTGCAGAAAACGAAGCCGGCAAAGCTTGACAAAGGGCTTTGAAAGCTGCGCCATGTAGTCGGCTATCTTCTGCTGCTCCGTCCATTCCTCGCCCACGACGCTGATATACGCCGTGTTGCTCACGGCCGAGGCCGATATATATCCCCCGCCGCCCGGATAAAGCGTCAAGGCCGGATAAAGCGTCAAGGCCGGATAAAGCGTCAAGCCCGGATAGAGAACGGCCGCCTCCGTCCGATTTGTTGCGATCACCCGGTAGCCGATAATGCCCGCCTCGGATGTGTTCGGTGTATACGTCGCGCCCGTCTGCTGCGGTATGTCCTCCCACGATCCGCCCCGCAGCCTCTGCCACTGATAGCTAACGGTCCCGCCTCCGCTCACCTGCGCCGTGCCGTCCAGCGGAAGCGCCGTGTCTCCCTGCTTATACTCCGCCGATACCAGGTCATGCAGAAATACAGGCATCTGTGCCATGCGCGTCACCCCCTCTCTAAAAACCGCATCCGTCAGCCCGGCCAAAGGGCGTCCGCGTCGGTCAGCACGATCTTGTCTCCCTCCGCGTTTCCGATCTCCGCCCACGGCAGAGAAACCGTCTGCGCCTGCTCGCGGCTCGCATCCTTCGTCGTCATGGACACCGCCCCCGCTATCGTGATCCTCCAAAGATCGCCCTTGCGGCTTTTCAGATACAAGGTTCCTGCATAGCCTACGAGGTCATATATCGCGTCTCTGAGCGCTCTTGTGTCGCTGTATACCCCTGCCGCTATCGAGCCTATCAGGCTCGACAGCGAGCCGCTGGCGTAGTTGTACGGCGTCGTCTGCACCGTGGGGTATCGCGTGAAGTTCTGCATGAGCACCGCGCCGCCGTTGTTGCCGATAGTCCCGGAGGAAAGATTCTTGCCGAATCGGTATATCCCCTCCGGCCTCTGCTGCCCGGCGTCGTCCGCCGCGCACGCCAGCACGGTCCAGTCCCAGAAGCAGGGCGTCACATAGTCGGTGATAAGCGCCGAGGTCGTGCCGCTCTCGCCGAAAACGCTGTAGATGAAATACCGCACCGTTTCCTGCGATCTCGCGCCGCAGTCGATCATTTCCCGCGCCGCCGAATCCAGGCTCGCCACCTGTACAAGCGTGCTCTCGCCCTCTCTCTGCCGGTACACGCGCACGCCGGAGACCGCATTCGACGAGCCGAGAGGCCCCGCCTCCAGATTTCCCGCAAAGTCGGCGAAAAACGACACGCCCGCGCCGAACTGCGGCCGGTAATCGGGATATTCGGTGAAGCGCGCGATATGAACCGCATCCAGCACCCCACGCGCCACCAGAAGGTAATCGCACACCTGCGGCCCCGTCAACGAAAGACTGCTTATGTCGAAAGCGCCTCCCGCCGTCTCCGCGTCCACGCTCCAGTGAAGCGAACTGCCCGTATAAAGCGATTGACCGCCGTAAAAGCACCCGGCATAAAGGTCGAGCGCGCCGTCCGCCGCCTGCGTGCAGACAAATACGATCTCGTCCATTTCCCCCACAACTGGGGAAACGGCCTCCGTCCCGGATATCGAAAGCGAAAAGCCCTGCGCCGGAAAGCCCAGCGCAAAATCCTGCCCGACGGCCGCAAAGCAGCGCGAGCCGTATGCCATCGCATTCACCCGCTGCGGCGCGCCGAACGACCACGCTCTCCAGTTTGTCCCGTCCGCCGAACGGAGAAGAAGCGCCGCATCCGTGCCGCTCGTGTCCCACGCGAGAAACTGCCCGCCCCCCGCCGCCACAGCAAGGCTAGCGCCCGTGGGAACGGAATTGACCGTCGCCGCCGTCCAAGAAACGCCGTTGGCGCTGTAATACAGCTTTTTCGGGTCTGCCTCGTCCGTCGCCACAAAGCCGTCGTCCGAGCCGCACACGCGCCCCATACCTCCAGACGCCGGATTGGCCGCCGTCGTCCATGTCGCGCCTCCGTCCGTCGAATAGGCGTTTGCGAGGCCGTACCAGTTCACAGCCACAAAGCGCCCGTTCCCGTAGGCCACGGTATAGCCGCCCGCGTTTACGTCTATGGTCGTCTCCGTCCAGGTCTTTCCCCCGTCCGTCGAGTAAATAACGTCGTTGCTGTTCACGCTCGCGCAGACGAACGCGCCGTCTCCGTAGGCGATGCTCGTCATGCGCCCGAAAGTGTCCGGGATGGAAACGCCCGTCCACGTCTCGCCCCCGTCGGTCGAATACGCCGCCATAACGTCCGTGCTCAGCGCCACAAAAACGCCTCCGCCGTAGGCGATGCCAACCCAGCTTGCCGCATCGGGAAGCGCGCTCGCCCGCCACGTTTTCCCCTCGTCGTCCGAAACGGCGCACATCCGTCCCTTGCCGCCGTTCAAATTGGCATACCCCTCAATTGCGACAAACGTCCCGTTTCCGTAGGCGACGCCCGTCGCGTCCCCGTGGAAGCCGCTCGGAGGATAAATGCCGCCCCATGCCAGCCCCGATTCCGAGGCGCCCAGCGTCCGCGGCTTGAGGACCAGACGCCCGGCATTGGCGTTGAAAAGCTGCGTCTTGCCCACTTCCATGCCCCCGGCGTTCCCCCGCCACGCAATGGTCCACGGGGACGAAAGCGAAAGCGCCTCCCCGCTGTCCGTGTCCCATGCAACGGCCGAGCCGTCCTGCATCGTGATATAGCCGCCGCTCACGCTGTAGCTGCCGCTTCCCTCGCCGGGAATATTCCGCGCCGCCGGCCACGTCACCTTCACGCCGCTCATGGACGGCACCGCGCATACGGTCACCTCACCCGCCACAGGATCGGTCTCATAGCTTACGGAAAAGGCGACCTTGCCGGTATCGGCAACCACGCCGTTTTCCGTCTGCACGATACAGCGTATGTAATAGCTCTCGCCCGCAAAGAAGCCGTCGTAGCTGAAGGAAAGCTGCGCCGTGCCGTAAATATAGCCCGTGTCCTGCAGCGTAAGCCCCGCGCCGGAAAGCAATATCCAGCGCACCCAGTTCAGCGCGTCGCCCTGCGCCTGCGTGTAGCTGGCCGTAAACGTCTGGCTTATGGCCTCGACGGGGTTTTGAAACGTGCCTATGGAAAGCGAAGGGGCCGCCCTTGTAATAAAGGCGCTCGCGCTTGTCTGCGTCACGGAATCGTCCGTGCCCCAGTACTGCGTGATAACGAGCTTGTATTCCCCGCCGTTGGCCCAGCCGGACGCCGCCGCCAGCGCCGAAGCGGATATAACATAGCTGAAAAGCTGCACGTTCCCCGCCCCGTCCACGCCGTAGAAGGGGCATCCGTCCGTTTTCTTCCCTGTCGCGTAAACCTGCGTAGAGACCGCATCGTTTTTATAGATCGTCACCGCAAAGGCCGTCATGGCCGAATTGCCGTTGACCTGCCAGCTCACGGTCAGATCGTCCGCCGCGTCCACCACGCCGTTTCCCAGCTCGCCGAACGCGCTGGGGCTTATGTTCGTCGGTTGAAAAAGCGCCATCTATGCTTTCCCTCCTGTCAAGCTTCGTTCTGTACGCCCAGCCCTCTGGCCAGCCGCGCCAGCTCCGCAACGGTCAGCCGCGCCGCCTGCTCCTGTGTCAGCGAAACGCCGCCGAAGGTGTAAACGTCGCCGTTGTTGTTCGTCGTCGTGCTCGTGCTGCTGTACGTCGCGCCCGTCCGGGCAACGCCCGCCGCCGTCAGCAGTCCCGCCGAAACAGGCCCCATACCGTCCGCGCCTCCAAGCGGGGCGGAAAGCAGGCTCTCGGCCGAAAGCGAACCGCCCGCGTCCGTAAAGTCCTTCATCGCCTCGTCGTAGGCTTCCTGCGCGTCCTTCACGGCCTTTTCGTCGGCGATCCATTCCCATTGACCGGTCTGCGCGTTGTATACCCGGATCGTCCGTTCCCGCTGCGCCTCCAGAAGGTCGTTCTGCCGTTTGAGCACCTCGGCCTTCATTTCTTCCAGCTTCAGCGAATCGGCCTGCTTCCCGACAATATCGTTCTGGATGCGCCACCATTCGGTGTAAAGGTCATTTATGTCGATCTGGTCGCCCCCGATGGCTTCGAGATACCTGATCTCCGCCATGAGCGCTTCCTGTATCTCCTTGCGCTTGGCGTTCAGCTCGTCCTCGCTCTTGCCCTGCTCGTCCATCAGGTCAAGCTCGGAGTTGAGCAGCTTTATCGCGTATTCCAGCGCCGCCAGCGTCTCGTCCTCCTCCGAGGAATAGCCGCCGCCTCCCCCGCCGCCGGAGCCGCCTGAGCTTCCGCTGGTGGACGAACCCTTCCAGCTTATCGTCGGCATTTTTATGCCTGCTTTGCTCAGTGTACTTTTGGCGTTTTCCAGCATGGAGCCGACGCTGTTGCGGTCAACCTTGCCGTTCCGGGAAGCCTGCGATCCAAGATTCTTGGCCGAAGTCGTGAATTTTTTCGTGAGCGGCGTCTCGCCAAGAAGCTTTTTCTGCAGCCGGTCGGTCGCTTCGTAGGCCGTGTCCATGGCGGTCGTGATATTATCCACCGCGCTCACGATGCCGCTTGTGTTGACATTCGTCCGCGAAAGATTCTCCACCGCTCCCTTCGCGTCCCCGGCCGCCGTCGCCGCGTTTTCCGTCGCATCGGCCGCTTTCTGCTCCTGATCGGCCGTGTTCTTCGCCGCCTGCGCCAGCAGCGCGTGCGCCACCTTCGCCGCGTTCGCAACGCCCGCCTCGTCCAGCATCTTCGCCACAAGATTCTCGTCCGCCGCCGTCAGCTCGCCCGCCGCCACCTTCTGGGCGATCAGCTTTTCGGTCATCTCGCCCATAATGCCGCGCAGGCTGTCCCCCGTAAGATTCGCGTCCGCCAGCTTGCTGATATAGTCGTCAATGTCGGTCAGATCGCTGAAAGCCTCGTGCAATTCCGAAAGCGTCGAATAGCTCAGCGTCCCGTTTTCGTCGAATTCGTCAAAGGCCGACGTCACGCCCTTCAGCTTCCCCGCCAGCGTGTCCAGTGTCTTAAAAAGGTCCTTCGCCGCCTCGTCCGCGTCCTCCAGACCCACCGCCGCATCCTGCGCCGCCTCGGCAAACTCCGGGAGGGCATCCTGCGCCACTTCGATAAGGAGCTTCTTGTACTCTTCCGAATACTCTCCGCTGTCCTTAATGCTCTGGATATACTCGTCGTAGGCTTCCGCCGTGTCTATCGTGCGCAGACGTAGGTCGCTCTGTACCTGCGCAAGCGCTTTCGCTTTAAGCTCCTGTTGTTCCGCCGCTTTGTAGGCGGACATACCGTTGTCCTCTAGCTCGGCAATTTTGTCAATAACATCGAGGTACCCTTGCTGCTCCAAGATTGTAGCGTCCTGCGTTTTTGCCGCAACTTCCTCGGTCATGTTTTTGACCTCGACAAGCGCGTCGTAATACTTGGAAAGCCCCTCTGCCGTATATTCTGTCGGCTGCCATCTCGCGTTTCCTCGCATAACTGCGCCGTGCGAGCTATACGTTTTCCCCGGTGTCAAAGTAGCAACAGAGCCAAGCGCATTGTAAATTTGACTGTCCACATTGGCGTTTCCAGTCTGTATCTGCGCAATGGATGGGATAGACTTAATACCGAGAATATCGCTTTCCAGCTGGCGTCCAGCCGCTGCTTTCGCCGCATAAGCTGTTGTGCTCGCCGCCTTCAGCTGCTCGTCCGTAAGCTCCTGAAGCTTGGCAATCGCCGCGTCCGCGCTCTCCGGCATCTCCTCTCCCAAAACGCCAGACAGCTCTTTCAGCGCATCCTTGTAAGCGTCCGAACCTTCCTTCGCCGTCTCGAATTTTCCGTTGAGGATAACCATGGATTCGGCGGTTCCGCTCGCTTTTTCAGCCGCCTCCGCAGTTTCCTCCGTCGCTTCTGCGAGCTTCTGCTGATACTTGTTGTACGCAAAGACAGCTGCCGTTATAGCCGTCGTGAGAAGCCCTATCGCAAGCCCAGCCGCATTAACGCTGACCGCGCCGCCCTTGAACACTTTGAAAAAATCTACAACAGACGTTTTAAGGTCGGAAAAGCCCTTTGCGATTTTCGCCGTGTTAAACGCGACGAGATAGCCTGTAACGGCAAGGATAACCGTCCCCAGATTGTCAAAGCCCTCGATCAGCCACGTCAGCGCGTCCAGAATCCCCTTGATCCAGTCCGTGTCAATGGTGTTGGAAATGAACTCCGTCCACGTGTTTTTCAAAACCTCGACCTTGCGGGACCAGGAATCCATCATGCTCTCGATCTCCCGGTCCACGCTTCCCGCCGCCGCAGCATAATCGTCTAGCATGGATTGGTACATATCCCAATTTTCCACGATGGCAAGAAGCTGGCTCGTGCGAAGCTTGCCGCCGATATCGGACACCATCGCCATCAGCTCGGATTCCGTCAGAAGCCCGTCCTGCATGCTCTTGGCAAGGCCGCCTATGGCCTCCATCGGGTCGATAACCTTTCCCGTGGCCTGCGCCGCCTCGTAGGCGTCCTTTGCGTAAATTTTGATAACGTCGCGCAGTCCGGCGATCTCGCCCGTCGTCCAGGTAACGCCCTCGTCGATCTCCGTCTTGGTGTCGCCGATAATGTTCAGGAACAGCGCGCGCAGAGCCGTCGCCGCCTCCGTGCCGGAGCGCTGCGTGACCGCCGTTACCGTGCCGATAGCCGCCGTAAGCTCGTCTATGCCCACATGCGCCTGCGACGCAATGGGCGCCACTTTGCCAAGACCCTCGGCTATTTTCTCTATGCTCGTAGCATAGTTGTTGTCAATTTCGTTGGCGCCGTCGAGCACCTTTGTCAGCGCGTCGATGTCGCCCTTGTATTTATAGGCCGCATCCACGGAAAGCAGAAACTGCTGGGCCGTGTCCGCCGCCGTGTCGCCGACGAGCTGCGTCTTTGTCGCAAGCTCGGCCAGCGCCTCGCTCTGTTCCTTGTAGCCCGCGCGGGAAAACGCCGCCACGCTTCCCAGATACTCGTCTGCCGCCACACCGTAAGCCGAGGCCGTCTTGTACGCCTGTTTTTCCAGCGCCTCCAATTCCTCGGCGGTAAAGCCCGTGACCTTGCGGACGGTGACAAGCTCGTCGTCCACATTCTTCATCGTGGCAATAGCGTCCTTGAAGGCTCTGGTCACGCCGGAAACCGCCCCGGAGATGAGATACCACTTGGCATTTTTCACAATGCTCTGCCAAAGGGATTCGGTCTTTTTCGCGGTTTTCTCCGCTTCGTTCCCCAGCGCCTGTGTCTGCCTTCTCGTCTTTTCCTGCGCGGCGGCGAGATTATAGGCGCTCTGCCTCGTCTTTTCCTGCGCTACCGCCAGCTCGTTTTGCGCTCTGGTCAGCCGCGCCTGCGCATTTATGGCCCGTATGGCCTTGGACGATATCTCGTCAAAGCCCTTGGCATCGACCCTCAGTGTGATCGGAGTAGCCTTGAGCTGGGCAATTTCCTGTTTAAGCTGTGTAAAATCAGCCTTTCCCGTTACGATTAGAGTTGCCATTTGCTACCTCCGACGTCTTGCACTTTTTTGCTTTTTGCGGTATACTTCTATTGAAAGGGAGTGATTTTGTTGTTCGAGGGTATGGATTTTTTTGACTGCATGAATATGGCAAACGGCGATCCCATCGTCGCCGCCATGATGCACACGGACGCGAACAGACCGGCTCCCAAGCCCAAAGTGGTAAACGGAAAACGTAAGATTTTGGGCGGCCTTTTGGAGATCGACGAGGTAAAGCTCGCCGAGTATAGGAAGAAACAGGCCGAGGAAGAGGAGAAAAAGAAGCTCGAGGACGTGCGCAGGCTTGGCCGCCACTCGGTCGAATATCTGCAGCAGCAGGCCGAGAGGGAAAAGAGGCTCAAGAGGGACTGATTCTTCAACCGTCCCATTCGTTGCCGTCCCGTTCCCCGCCGGGGCCGTAGCTGGTCAGGCCAAGCGCCGGATCGGCTTCGTTCACAGCGCCCACAAAAACGGTCTCCGCCCGGCCGCCCTCGATCATTTCGGAAACAAAATTCCGAAAGAAGGGACGGTCGCCCGGATGGCGCGCCCAATCGTAGGGCGGCGTCTGGCTCTCGATGCGGCGTATCATCTCGTCGCCGTTCGCCGGGCTTCTCCATTGCGGGTCCTCCCCGCTCGGCGTATACTCGATTCTCGCCCGGTCGGCGGATCCGCCCTTTTGCAGATGCCCGGCCCCAAAGTCAAGCAGGCCGCCGTTTTCGCGGCGCCGAACGTATTCCTTCGGAGTGAACTGTTCGTATACGTCGTTTTCGATGTGCTCGCGCAGACACGTTTCCATGTCGTTTTCCAGAACGCCCATGGCGGACCCCATGGCCCGCCCGAACTGTTTTTCCAGCTCGGCAAGGTCTTTTTCCAGTCCGTCTATGCGTCCCGAGATCACAATGCTCATAGCCGCGCCTCCTGTGTGCGCATCTCTCTTTTGAAAAGAGGGCGGGGTCTCCCGCCCTCTCCTTTTTGCATCAAACGATGCTGACGGAAACGGTATTGGTGTACTCCACCGTGCCGTCAGCGGGGTATTCCATGGTCACGTCAAAGTCGCCGGTGGTCGTCCCGGCATTCACTTTGCCGTCGGCGGAAACGGTCGTGCCGCTGGGCGCGCCGGTCGCCGTATACTTGATAAGCCCCGCCGGATTCGGAACGACAAGCTGGCTGTTCGCCATGACGAGCCGTCCGGGGATCTGCTGACCCTGCGTGCTCTTGGGAACGGAGAAAACGCCGCCCACGACCGCAATGCCGGTCACGTTCTCGCTGCCGTCGTCCGGCGCGTAGATGTAATAGGCCAGATTGCTCGCGCCGCAGTTGGAGCACGTCGCGCTCACAACGTCGTCGTCGTAGGAAACGGCCTGACCCGTAAGGCTGGTCGTGTCAGGGTTGGACTGGTCGCCGTTAAGACTGGCGTTGCCGCCAAGCTTGAGATAGGGGACCACGGCGTAGACCCAGCCCACGCGGGTGCCGGCGTCCTGCGCGCTGCCGGAGCTGTTGGCGTAAACGGCCATCTGCTGGATGTAGGTAAACACCATCGGGTCGATCAGGGTGCTGATAGCCGCCACCTGCGCGCTCGCCTTGTTGGTGTAGTACCACACCTTGTACTGCTGGCCGTTCGTCGCCGTAAAGCCGCTGATCGCGCCGGTCGCCGGATCGACCTCGTAGGCCGTTCCGTCCGTGCCGATGGGGGATTTCTCGCCCACGGTCTGCACGTAGCACAGGATGCGGCTCGAACCGTAAAACGCGGCGGGGGCGCCGTTCGTAACGTCGATAGCCAGCGAAGCGCTGTCTGCCGTCACGACCTGACAGACGGGAACGACCGCGTTGAAGTTGAGAGCCGCGCCCGCGTTGGCCGCCTTGGCGAACAGGCTGAAATCCGCCGCCGCAAAGTTGACGTTCACTGCGCTGTCGCTCGGGATAATGGCCGCGATGGGATTGCCGAGACCGGCACGGATCTCGCCCATCGTAACGGAGGTCTCCAGATTGGCCGTCTGGCCCTTATTGGTGTAATAGCGCACGGCGCCGGTGTTCGGATCGAGCAGATACGACGCACAGGTGCCCTTGAGGTAAAGGCGCTTATCGGTAAACTGAATCATGCAATATTCACTCCTTTTGTTGTCTCGTTAAGTCGGATGTGCAAAGGCGGCCATCGGGTCAAAGCCAGCCTCCGACGGGTGTCGGACGGCCTCCAGCGCCGCCCCTCCGGCGAAGCTTTCGATGGGCATGAGCGCCGCGCTCGTCCCGTCCCTTTTCCGGGCGAAGATCGGAGAAGGATAGGGGTTTCCGCTTTTCCATCTTGCCCCCTGCATCTCTCCCACGCCGCAGACTATATAGCCCAGCGCGCGGGAAAGCGCCTTTTCCCTCGCCAGAAGCTTCCGTATGGGCCACTGGTCTATCTCCGCCTCGTCCGTGCCCGTCATCGCGGCCACGGCCTCGATCAGAGCCTCCGCCGAGTAGTCCAGCTTCGGCGCGTTTGCCTGCGCCAGATCGCGTTCGGCCTGCACAAGCTCCGGGTTTGCGTCGTCGCTTTCCAGTTCGATGCCGTTCTGCGCCGCCAGAATGGGACGCAGCCGCTGGAACTGCGCGGGAGTGATGCTTGAAAACACCTCGCCCGACACGACAAAATTGACCGCCTTCAGGCGCTTCGGATCCTCCGGGAACATCCTCGGCACGAACCGCAATACCCGCTTCGGCGCTTCCTCGCCCTCTCCAAGCCGTAAAGAGAGCGCCAGAAACAGCAGCGCGCGGTAAAACAGTCCGGGCTTCGGCCGTCCCTCGGCGATAGCCTCCGCGTCCATCTCGTAATACGCCTGCAGCAGGGGCATGGACAGAAAGCGCACAGGGAGCGCCTGCTGCATCACGTCCAGTGCAGGCCGGGCCGTCTGAAATTCTTCCATTTCCGCGACCCGTATGGGGTACAGGGTAAGCCCCTCCGCCGTGATCGGTTCGTTTCGGCGGATAGCCTTTTGTATGGAAACCGGGATATCGTTCATTTAATCTTTTCCTCCCGTATTTCGGCTTCGTTCACTGATCCTGAATCGGCAGCCGCCTCACCTTTTCCATGATGGAATCCAGATAGCCGTTGCCTCCCAGTTCGGTGTGGTAAACCTTGTGCATTTCGATAATGTCTTCCAGATCCTCGCTTGCAATGTGTCCGGCGCGCAGGTAAGAGCGCCCCAGATACTTGATGCGGTCGTAAAGCAGTATCCTTGTCCCGGCGGTAACGCCGCCCTTCTTCTTCTTTCCGCTGGTTATCAGGTTGAAAAAGCCCGAGATAAGAGCCGAAAGCGCCCCGCTTCCAATGATCGCAAGCGCAAGTTCCATAGCCGTGTCCTCCGTGTATGCACAAGTATTTTCATGAAAAAGGGCCGATTTTTCAGATGCCTGCCATCTTTCATTTGATTGCACGGTTTTCTCTCCGCCGTGCCGGCCGCGCCGCCCGAAAGCGGCGCCTCGTCAGGTTGTTCAGGATGTCGGCCCAAGCACCCGGCGCGTTTGAAAAAACGCCCCTAGTTCCATGATGCGGGCTTCGGCTCGTCGCTTTCCGCCCACAAAACAGACATGTGTAGTTCTCGCCCTACGATCGTTCCCGACCGATCGTTGATCGCCCGGCTCCCGTTGTCCGCGTGCGCCGTCCGGGAAAAGTCCATCACGCCCACGCCCGTCAGATTTACGCCGTGCAGCGCCTCAATGATGCACTGCTCGATGTCGTAGGCTCTTGCATAGGCGTCCGTGCGCGTCGTCGTCTCCTGATTGACGTTGCACAGGATCTCAAACGTCACGCCAAGCTGCGTCTTGTAAGGCGTCAGGGGGATGCTCCTTCCCACATAGCACTTCACGACCGTCTTCGCCTCCGTCTGCATCTGGCCCCAGAAGATCTGCCAGTACAGGCGGTAGCCCTTCGGATGCTTCCGCTTCTGCTCGTTCGTGTTCAGTACCGGCTCGTCGCCGTTGAACAGAATGCTCATTTTCTGCTCCGGCGTCGGAAGCTTCTGCGCCAGCGGCCGGGCGCCGTCATACCATACATATTTGATAAAGCGCACGCGCGGCCGCGTATTGTCGTCCTGCGGGGTGTAGCCGCTTTTGTCCGGCAGGTCGAGAAGATAAAGCAGAATCTTATGCGTCAGATCCTCGCTCCCCGCCATCGTCGAAAAGCCAGTCTGCACCTTCTCGTAGGGGTAATACGGGCTGTTATAGTCAGTCATGGCTTTCCCCGGCCTTTTCCTTCAGCGCCTCGAACTGCTCTTTCAGGGCCGTCAGCTCCTTCGCCGCCCCCTGAAGCACCTCCGGCGTCGCCGCCTGCGCAAGCTTCTCTCCCAGCTTCGTGATCGGATCGTTCATGGCCTGAAGGAGGTTGTACACCTCCGTGTTCAGGCGTTTTTCAAGGTCCCGATAGTCCCACAGCAGGTCAAACGCCCGGTCGCGGGTCTTTGCGCTGGCCTTAAATCTCTCAAGCTGGTTGAAAATATGCCCTCCGGCCCAGCGGTCGTAGTCATCCTGCGCCATGAGATAATCCGTGCCCGCGCCCGGCTCGATCCCGGTTTTCAGGTAATACACCGCCAAGGCTCCCATGAGCCAGCGGCTTTTTCGATCCGTCGCCTCTTTCGTATGCTCGATTCGGTTTCCGTCCTTGAGCCTTATGCTCACGCGGTCTAGGCATTCGGCGGCCACGCGGGACACAAACTCCATCTTTTTCCCCAGCGGCATGTATGTTCTGGCCGCCAGCAGCTTTTCCTCGCTGATCTTTACAAAATCCATCTCCCATACCTCTCGATTCTCAGGATTTCTTTTCGCTGTCCCGTATCGGGCAGTCGCCCCGCGCCTCCCAGCGCCTCGTGTTCGGGCAGAAATAGGTGTGTGCGCAATAGGGATTGCTCCTGCCGTCCATCAGCCGGCAGTAAAGCCCGTCCCGGTTCCATATCCGATAAGCGTTCCGGCATTGCTCCTGCATATCAGATGCCCTCCAATGCGATCTGCGTTTCCGCCGCGTAGGTCCTGTATTTTGCCGTCACGGTCAAGGGCATCTCGCTGGCGCCCCAGCAGGTGATAACAGCCGTGTTCGGCTCGCTGCTGTCCACTTCGGCGGAATAGCTCGCCTCGTCCGCGCCGGAAAATTCCCAAATCACGGGCATATTGCTTGCCACGCCGCGCAGAAACACGCTCGCCGTTATCTCTGCCGTCTGCGTCGTTCCCAACGTCTCGGGAACGCTCCCGTCGAAAGAAACCGTCGTGTCTGCGGGAACGGACACTACTTCAATCGTCACCGTCTCCTCTATACCCGGATTCTGTTCCAGCCGGCAGGTGATCCGGCACGTTCCAGCGGAAACAGGCGTTATATTCCCGTCCGCATCAATGGAGGCAATGCCCTCGTCCGAGCTTTCCCACAAATAGGAGATCGGGTGCTCCTGCGTGGATTCGACCGCCTCGCCGTTTCTCGCAGAGCTGGCCGTCAAGACAATCGGTATGCCAATGTTCGTTTTTCCTTTGCCCGAAATGGCGATCTCCCACGAAAATTCCAGTCCTCCGGCCACATGGTTTTCCATGTCGTCTATCTCCCGGTTCGGTTCCTCGTAGCGCGCCGTGAACTCCGCCAGCCTTACGCTCGAATAGTCGCCCGTAAACTCCTGAATGAAGTCCGTAAAGCCCGAAAGCCGGTAGGCAGAGCTGCCGAGAATAATGCGGCTGTTGTCGTTGAGCTGCGCCGTGTACTCGTTGTACTGGCACTTAACGTTGTAATAGCCCGTCGCCACCAGAAGGTGATCCTGCGCGTCCGGCGTCGAGGCGTTTGCGACCGTCCGCTCGATGGCCAGCGGCTCGGAAAGCACGTTCCCGTAAAAGTCCAGATGGTTCCACACGGCATTGCACCGCCGGATAATGCCCGTGCCGTAGGCCGAGGAAATGTTCTCCGGGTTCACGGCCAGCCACGTCGATCCCATCGTTACGAATTTTGTCCCCAGCGGAACATAGTCGATGGCCTCGTCCCCGATCAGGATCATCTTGTAGTCGTCTATGTACCGCGTCATAGATGCCGACGGGTTTATCACGTCCGCCATACGCATACTCACCGTCTGCCACGCCGCAGGGTCGCTTCGATCCAGCCCCTGCGCCTCTGCCGAGAAATAGTCCGTCGAATACTTCGCGTACTGCTTGGCAAAGGCCGTGCTTTCCGCGCCCAGATACTGCCGCTTGCGCGAACTGTATTCTCCCGGCGCGTTCTTCGGCGGCGCCGTCAGCCCCCCGGCCAATATGCCGATGTTGCGTATGTAATCGTGCTCCTGAAACGCCATAGAGCGCTCACCACCCCTCGCCTCACACAAAGCGCGTCTGCCGCGCCGAACGCGGCGTTACCTGCATATATGCACAATCCTGTGCATATTTATTCCTTGCCGCACAGAACTCCGCATACTTCGCGCTGTGCCGCTCGCTCGATGCCCGCATGTAGTTCGATTCGTTCACGTTGTCAAAGCTTTTATCGTGTAACTTCATTTGGAAATTTATCCATGTATTGTCAAATCTTTCATCCCACCCCACGGCCACGGCCAGACCGAGAAGATTCTTGATGCTGCGCGAAAGCTCCTGCGCAAAGGAGCCGTCCGTATAAAAGTCCAGCGAATAGTCGATGCCCTCGGCGCTCTGCACGGGGAAGGTCACGTCCCCGGTCTCCGGGTCGTAAGCGACCGCCGCATACGGCGTGTAGCTCACGTTCTGCGCCGCGTCCACGGTGCGTATCACGCACGAGAAAAGCCCGAAGCCCGTCAGCCCCGTATGCACGACCGTCTCCTGCTCCGTGCTCTCCTGCGTGCTCGTCCAGCTGTAATCGTCGTATACAGGCTCCACCAGCCCGTCCTCCAGATACGGAAGCAGCTCCGGCGGCTCGCACAGAAGGGGAATGGCGTAGGAGACGTAAATGGACATCTTCCGCAGAAACGCCGCCGGGTTTTCCGCCGCCTCGTCCTGAAGCCGTATATCGTCGATCAGAAGCATCGCGTAGTTTGAAACGATCTCCGCCCATTTCGTCCCCATGCCTTATCCCTCCTGCTTGTGTCTGTTAATCGTCCTCTGCGTTCAGCCCCTCGATGATGGGCCAGAAAGCGCCCTTGCGCCGCATGTCCTTTTCCGGCAGATCCTTGTACTGCTCGCGGCTGATGCGGTTGAGCGCCGTGATAAGCTCCCGGTCACGCGCCCTCGCGTCCCCGGCGTAATAGGCGTCCACAAAGCGCCGCGCCACCATCTCCCGATGGCTCGGGCAAAGCTTCGGGTAGATCGTCAGAAGCTGCTCTCCCAGATCGAGAACGCGCACGAAGGCGCCCTTGTCCAGAATCTCCCCGTCGCTGTACTTGCAGCCGTACATGACCCGTTCCTCGTCCGTCATGCCCGAAAGCACGATCAGCCAGCGGCGCTCCAGATGCCGGCGGTTCTTCTCGTCGGCAAAACGGCTCCATTCGTTCTTCGGCACCATGATCGTGCCGCTCGGCCCCGTGATCGAGCCGTACAGGCCGTTCGGCCCGAATTCCTCCACGTTGTAGTCGGCAACGTCCGCCTGCCAAAGCAGATAGACCTTCTCAACGTCCGGCGAGACCTCGCGCACGATGGTCTGCGGCTGCTGCTGGGCCAGCGCCTTGGCGACGCCCTCCGCGATCATCTGCTGCACTTCCTCGGCGGAATAGGTTCTGGGCGCGTTCTCGGCCTTCTCCGGCGCTTTGACGGCCTCGGCGCTCACCGATACCTCCTGCCCCGCCAGCGACGGCTCAAGCTCGGTCAGCGGCATCTCCCTTCCGTTCTCGTCCACGCCGGTCACGTCCTCGGCCTTAACGACGATCTCCTTTTCCTTAGCGGCCTTTTCCGCCGCTTTTTTGGCTTTGGACGCCTCCATGCGCTCGGCAAATTCCTTCTTCTGCTCGGGGGTCATTTTCTTCTTTTCGCTTGCCATCTTGTCCAGCTCCTTTCCCGTTCGACGGCTTTTGTTTTTCTTTTTCAGACTGCCGGAGTTGCACCGGCCATACTCCTGTCTGCTTATCCGAGGGGCGGAAAGCCGCCCCTCTTTTGCATTGTGTTCTGTGCCCTTCCCGTCCGTCAGGCGGTGACGATGCCGATCTTGCTGGCAAAGACCGGGACGGCATCGATGGAGATCGAAACCATGATGTCGATGGACATATCGGCGGTCTGGCTCGGGTCGAGCTGGATGGTGATGGGCGTGCCCTCCTCGATGCCGACATAGATGGGCTTGTAGCCGTTCGTGGCCAGCAGATAGATCTTGTCGGTGGGGACCATGCCCGTGATGGTGGTGTTCTGGGTGCCGGGGACGATGGCGTCCTCGATGGGCATCAGGCGCACGCCCATGTACTCGCCCAGATAGCCGTAGCGCGCCCAGTCAACGCCCAGCATGGTAGCCAGCGCGGAATCGAGCGCCACGGAAGCGCCGTTCGTCACGCCGGAGGGCAGAGCCTTGGTCAGCGCGGCCGGATGGCCCACGCCGATAATGTTGCGGAAGTAGGTGCGGTTGACCATCGCAAGCTTCGAGGCAAGCGTCACCCAGTTGGCAGAGGTGTTCGTGACGGACAGAGCCGCGGGAACGAACGCCGTGTTGGTCGAGGCGGTCACGAGCGCGTTGATCCACAGCGCCGTGACCTTGCTGTACATGCCGGCCGCGATGGAGTTGAAGAAGCGGCCGAGATCGGCGTCGTTCGCCACAAGCTGATACCACTTGACCGTCGCCTTGGCCGTGCGCAGGGTGGGGTTGATGGTAATGGGCTTGCTGTACAGGTGGTTGGCGGGCTTGCTGCGGGAAGCGCCCCAGGAATCGTCCTGGAACAGGAACACGTCGTTGGACTGCACGTCCAGTTCGTAGGTCTGACCCAGAGGCACGTTCACGGTCTCCGCCAGCCAGCCCATGCTGTTGGACATGGTAATGGGAAGAAGCGGGGTCACAACGTCGCGGATAATGCCCGCCAGCGTGGCGAGGAACGTGGCGTTGGTGAAGTACTTGCGCTGCTCGCGGCGGAACTCGTCCATGGTCGCAGGGGCCGTCTCGCCGGACAGAGAGCACGCGCGCTTGGCGCAGTACTGAAGCAGACGGAACTGCAGATTGCGGTTGGTGTCGGCGTAGCTCGCCTCGCCCTCCTTCGCGCCGTTGAGAACAACGCGGTAAGGCTCGGCTTCCTTGCGCAGCACGGCCATGGCATTGGCGGCGCGGCCGTTGTGCTCCATCATGAGCAGACGGCCGCAGGTAACGATATCGGCGCGGTCACGCTCGACGCCGACAAACTCATCGGCAGCGGAGTTAAAAAGCTGCCGGGAAGCGTTGAAATTAAAAGCCATTATGTTTCACTCTCCTTCTTTTCGTTCTTCGATCAGCCGCCGGTGGTCGTGCCGACCGCCATGCAGGCGCGCAGATCGTAGTAATCGAAGCCCTGATAGGCGCCCTGCGTGAACTTGCCGGTGCCGACCAGCTCGAAATAGGGCGCGCCGTTCGCCGTAGGAGCGGCAGAGGCGGGGACCAGCATACCGGCCGCAATCGTGAAAATGGTGTTGCTGCCAATCGTGCCGTTGATGTTGCCCACACCGAAGCGATACACGTTGTCGTTGTTGAAGAAGATCTTCGTGAACGTGTCGCGGTCGCCGGCGGGGATGCCGAGGCCGAGGGTATTGCTGCCGACCTTGTACTTCGCGCCCGTGCCAGAATCAACGATGGTGTTGACGTTGCCGGGGTTGCAGGCGTAGATGCCCTTCTGGGCAAGATCACTCGCACCGGCGGCGTTCATGACCCAGGTGTTGTCGTTGTTGATGTTGGTGTAGCCCTCGTTCGCCATCAGCGTGGCGCGCACGCACAGCAGACCGGCGGAGCAGTCGGCGTCCGCGCTGGAAGCCTGATACTTGCCGGTGATATTGGCAGTGCTCTCAAACTCGTGGTTGGAGATGCGCTGCTCAAACGCGGTATTCGCAATAAAAGCCATTGTGTGTCACACTCCTTATCTGTAAATCAGCCGTTGATGCGCGAAAGCATCCCGGCAATGCCGTCGTCGCCCTCGGAGCCGCCGGTGCCGTTCGACCACGCAAAGGAATTCTTCCGGCGCGCGGCCAGCTCGTTGGCGCGAACGGTGTCCTTCTCGCCCTTGACGGCCATCAGGTCGCGGCGGGCACGCTCCGCGCCCACAAAACGGCCCTCGTCCTCCATCGCGGCGTACTGCTCGGCGTTGGCCGCAAGGCGGTCCATCTCGCCGGACAAATCCTCGTCCCCCCTCGTGGGAGGCCACGCGGATCTCCTCCAGCGTGCGCTTGAGCGTGTCCTTGACCTCGTTCACGCGCCGCTCGTGCTCGGCCTGCTGCAGCCGGGTAATGGTCTCGTTGGCCGCATTGAGGCGTTCGGTCAGCTCGTGAACGTCGCCGCTCTCCTGCGAGGCGGCATTGAAGCCGATCTCATAGATGGCGTCCGCATCCACGGTCACCGCATCGTCGCCCTCGCCGATAAACGCGCAGAGGGAGATTTCCCGGATGCGCGTCGGAACGACCGCGCCGTTGTCCTCGGCGAGGAAGGTGTACTCATACGCGCCGCCCTTATCGTCCATGAGAGCCACATGATTGCCGTCCTCAGACAGCCCGACGATGCGATAGCCCTCGAACTTAGGAGCCAGACGCGCAAGTGCCTGTCTGTTCATACTTTTTTTCACTCCTTGATGTTTGATTTTTCTGGCTTGTTTTTCGGCCTCATTGGCCCGATAAGACGCCGCGCGAAGCTTTACCTGATTAAATTCCTTCTTCAATGCGGCCATGGCCTTTATCCGCGCTCCCGGAATGGCCGGCTGAACGTCTTTTCCAAGAATCGTCACGCCGATCCCGACCCAGTTGTAAAAAACATTCGGTTCCTCCGGGTCCTCCTCCACTTCGGTCTCCGCGGAAACCTCCATCGTGCCCTGTTTCACGATGTAGTCCACGAGTTCCTTTGCGTAGAACGCGAAAAGCCTGCCTTTGGCATCCAGCCATGTATGACCATCCCTTTCCACAAGGGTAAAGTCCTTCGGATCGTCGGAAAGCGTTCCGACAATGCGCTCCGCCGTGCCGTCGGTGAAGCTGTAATAAATCTCGCCCGTCTTCGGGTCGAGCTTTTCCCGCATGTTGTGCCCGTCTCCGGGTTCGTTCGGATGAACGTAAGCCACGAGGATGGGCTGGCCCACAAAGCTCAGATAGTGCTCGGCGAGATTGCGGTAATCCCAGTCGTTGCGGTTTTTACCCTCCCGCATAACGCGCAGCTCCACGCCGAATTCATACGGGGACAGACGACGCAGAACTCGTATCTCGCCGCGAAAAGCCTCCGTCTTACCTGCTTTCGTCGCCATCGGCATCGCCGCCGCCTCCCTTCGTGTCAAAAAGCCGCGCTATCCAGTTTTCAAAGCTGGTCGCGCTCATGTCGTTGCGGGAATACATCTGCCACGCATACATAAACTTCTCGTAGCTGGCGCTGTTTTCCATCTCAAGGTTTTCAAACGCACGCCCCAGGGCATACAGCCCGTTTTCGTCCGCCGTCTGCACGCAAAGGCGCAAAGCCGCCTCTATGCGCTCCAGCAGGCCGATCACCTGCTCAAAAACGCCGTCCAGATCCTCCGGCCGCACGGTGTATTCCGCCGTCGCGGGATAAAACTGCATAATGTGTCTCTGATGCAGGATGTCTCCCAGCCGGTCAAAGCGCTTCGGCTGCTCGTGCGCCAGCGCGTGGATCGCCTCGGCCGTGTTCGGCATCCCCATCTCGATCAAGACCCACTCCTTGAGCGTGTCCAGTCCTCGAGCCGCGTCCTGATACGCGCCCGTAGCCTCTCTCGCGGCATCCCTGACGGCCGCAAAGCCGCCCGTCTTATAGTCGAAAACGTCTTCCATCCGGGCCATTTGAAAACCCCTCCCCTGTGCTAGCGATACATATCCTCGTTTTCTATTGAATCGGCGTACCGCACGGGCATCCGAAGCTTTTCCGCCCTTGCTATCGCCTGCTTCACCGATTCCTCCGGCTGCCCGATCACGAGCACGCCGTCGCATATCTCCATCAATTCCGTCACGCGGCACGTCCAGTCCTTTTCCGCCAGAACGTCGTAGGCCGCCGCCAGAGACAGCGGAGAAACATAGGTGTTTTCCTCGTCTCTTTCCTGCGTCTCGGCCACGATCCTCTCGTAGCGCTCTCTCAGTTCCGGCTCTCCGTTGTATTCGTGCGCGCAAAAAATAACGCTCATATCCCGGCCTCCGCTGCGTTCACTGCGTAACGCTGATCTGCTTTTTGCTCCCGCAAAGACGTATCTCCTGCAAGGAAAACGCCGTCGGGGCCAAAAGCTTCTGCGCCGCATAGCCTGAATAGCCAAGCCACGACGTGGACACCACCAGATACCAGGCCACGACCTTCACGTTGTTGTTGTATCGGTTCACGCGCAGCTTCCCGACCGGGTAATTCATCGGCTTATGTACATGCCCCACGATCAGACAGTCGATGCCGTCTATCGCCATGCCGAAGCGCTCCGCCTTTGTCGCCGCCGCGCCCGTGTAGATCGACGAGCCGTGTCCGTGGGACGCGCACAGCATGTAAACCGGGTTCGTCTCGCCGGAGGAACGGCGCTTGCCGAACTGGAGCTTGATAAAGGCCATGTTCTCCCGAAACAGGTTTTCAATGTCCAGCTTGCACGCAATGTCGTACATGGGGTCGTCGTCCACGTCCCGGTTCCGGCGCTCGTGATTGCCCGAAACGATGCCAAGGATCCGGCTCTTTATCGGCTCCAGCGATTTGGCGATGCGTATCTTCTGGTCGCGCGGCCGTATCGTTTCCTCGTAAACGTTCGTAACACTCGTTTTTATGCCGTTGTTAATCATGTCTCCGACAAGGATAAGATAGGTGTTCGGCCTGTCCAAAAGCCCTTTGCAGAACGCCTCCCATTCCTTTTCGTAGCACTCCCTCGCTCCCAGATGCACGTCGGAAACGGGAATGATGGTTATGTCCTCGTTGTCCGTGAATTTGTGCGTGATGATCTCAAAGTCCGCCAGCATAAAAGCAAAGCCCCCTTCTTAAATCGTTCAGGCTCCGGCCGCGCCGTATTTAATCGCCCTGTTTCCCCTGATCTATGTCCGTCTCGTTTCCGTCGCTCGTCGGCGCTCCCTCGCTGGAGGGACGACCGCCGGGGTCAAGCTCCTTCTTCGCTTCCGGGGGAAGCCCGGAATCCGGGTTTTTCGCACTGTACGACGTAACAAGCGGACGGCGCTTGTCCATGATCCCAAGAGCAAGCACGGCGTTCGATACGCTCATATCCTCAAGCAGGCTCGAATCGTGGATGGCGAGATATTTCACCGTGTCCGGCAAAATGCCAAGCGTCATGCCCTTGCGGGCGCTTTCCTCGGCCTCCTTGTCCGTAGCGATGTCTCCAAACATGGTGAAGCGCCATTCGTATTTCAGGTTCAGCCGTTCGATCAGGCACCTGAACATGCGCTCAAAGCCCCTGTAAACGAGCTGCGGGAAACGGCTTTCGATCTGAAGGGATATCTGCGCCATGCCCACGCGCGGATCGTCCGAGCTTGGAATAATGGCGCTCACGCCCGCCTTTGCCATCGTGTAGGCATAGCCCGCCGAGCTGATATTCGTCGCGCTCGGCGCTTCGGCGAGCTGCTTTAGCTGCATGTTTTCCAGCGGCGCCATGTAAATGCCGATGCCTCCGGTGCTGTTCGCCGCCAGCATCTGATACCACAGCGCTTCAAACATCTTGATACCCGCAAAGGAAAGCCGGTACGGGTCGTCCTGCGAGGCTTTCTTCTCGTCCCGGTAAGGGATCTCACCGAACAGCAGGCTCACAAGCGGGTTCTGGACAAGCTCAAGCTGCACCTGCTCGTACTGCGCAAGCTGTATCATCGACAAAAACAGCCCGGTAAAGGGGCTGATCGCCGTCCGAACGGCGTCGTCCGCTTCAAAGGTGAATACCCGGTCTATCGGAAGCGTCACCCAGTAAAACCAGCGTCCGTTCTGGTAATACACGTCCGGCTCCCTGTCCGGCGCGATCTCCCCGGCCGCCCTCTTTTTCCGCAGAGCCGCCAGATCCACGTTCCCGCGCGAGGCGTAAACAAAGCTCCTCCCGGCTCCCTTCGGCGCGCCCGGCTGCGTGACGGAGTAGAAAATATCCAGATAGTCGTCAAACAGATCGCCGAACTGCGCCGGAGTGCATCCCGGCTGCATGAAATACATCATGTTGAACATGAGCGTGTATTTCGACTTGTTGTTGAAGCCAACTATCTTTGTCCAGTCGGAGGGAAGCTGCTGCATGAAAGCGTGGTTTACGCGGTTGTGCGCCTTATCGACCGAAACGCGCGGATAGTAGAATACCTTGCCCTCCTGAAGCACCTGCCCTACGATCTGGTGTCCGTTCGACGGAAGGTCAAGCTCCGCCCGTATCTTTTCCAGCAGACGCCATTCCCGGCGGAATTCGTCCTTTTTCGCGTCGGCTTCCTCCGCATACAGCGGCGTGACCGCGCTGTGATAGGTCATGACGTTCTGGTACACATGCCGCATGTGAAGCAGGGGGTAGGCCGTGTATTCAAGGCCGTGCTCAACCGAGCGCAAGGGTCGCTCGTTTTCGTCCGGGCGGCGCAGCATCTCGCCAACCTGATCCTTTGTGAAGTCGCCCGGCAGGCTCGATATCGCCTTTACACGGCGGTTCTGTATGTAGGGGTTGTCCCCGCCCATGCTGTAGCCGCCGTTGGCTCTCACAAAGGCGTTTATAATGCCCTCGGCCGGCATATCGCCGTACTGCGCCGAAAGCGTCTCAAACTTTTTCCAAAGCTGCGGCAGGCTCTGAAAGCTGGCCCTTCGCAGTTCCTCATTCAGTTCCATGCCCCGCCGCCTCCTTTTCAAGCTCTTCCGAGAAGCGCTGTATCATCCGCTCCATGCGGGCGGAGAACGCTCCTTCGTTTTCCGCCGTCTTTTCAAACAAAAGCGCCACGTTGCAGTCGGCCAGCCAGCTCTCGTCCGCCGCGCTCAGACACCGCAGAGCCTCTCCGGCCACTTCTATGCTGTCCTCCGGCCCCTCGCCGTCCGTGTAAAGCAGCGTGTAGCCCGGCGTCACGCGGCCGAAGCGATATTCTTCAAGCCTCCGCGGCGTGTCGGCTTCTGTCCTCATGGCAAAAAGCCGGTATCTCGTTTTTCCCGTCCCTTCGCTCAAAAGATCCTTCCTCCGCTTCTTTTCGTTACTACGCGCTTTCGCCCTCCGGCCGCTTCGCCGCCGAGGACCGGCTCGTTTTTGTACCGGGCCAGTATCTCGCCCCAGTCTCCCTTCGGCTGCTTCGACTGCAAATAATCCTCTTTTTCGAGGATCTGACACAGCCGCAGCCCGTATTTGATGGCCGACCAACTGTCGCGCTGTATCGCCTTGGAAATGCGCTGCTCCTTGATGCCCGAGCTTGCCGGAACGCCGCGCAGGTTCTGTATCTGCCCGCAAAGCTTCCTCGTCTGCTGATAGGGCATCACGATCCGATAGTCCATCTGGTCGTGCTTTATCCGATGCAGTCTCTTGTAAGCGTCCACGCCCTCACGGGCGTTCATGGTCAGAAGCTGAATGTTGTGGTTGTCAAACTGTATCTGGGCGTATCGGATCATCTCCGCATCCGGGTCCGTCACGCCCACGCCGCCCGCCTTGATGGGATAGATAACGGGGATGGCGCCCGGCAGCTCCGCCTCCGTGTATTCTTCGTGGTTGAGTATGCACAGCGGGGGAAGCCCGTCCCCCAGATCCATCATCAGGTTTTCAATGACCGCCTTGCCGTACTGCCAGCCGTCTATCACGATGTAGGTCGCATTGCCGCCGTCGTGCCGGAAGCGGTTCCATACGTCCTTGACCTTCCGCGCCTGTATCATGGCGTTGTCCGGGGGCGGCCAGTCGTCCATCCAAACGAGCTGCTTGAGAAAGCGATCCCGCTTTACGAACTCGGACTGCTTTGTCAGCTTCCAAACGCCGCAGGCACAGCGCGCGTTCTTTTTGCCGTCCTCGTAGGAAACGTCGTAGCAGACGATGTACGTCACATCCTCCGGGTTGACGTCTTTCATGTCGGGGTACTTGCATATGTGCTGCCGCTCCATGCACATAAGGCTCTGGCTCTCCGTCAGCGTCTCGTCGGTAATGATCGGAAACTCGTCGGCTCCCGTGTAGCGGCTCTCCATCTCGCGCATCCAGCGCTCCGGCGTCAGCTTCTTCTTCAGCTTCATCGCCCATGAATAAGGCCGCATCTGCTGCAGGATGACCGCCTCCCACGGGATATCCATCGCAAAGGCGCTCTCGCCGTTGTGCATGGCCCGCATCGTGTCGCACCGCACTTGAAACGCCTGATTTTGCTTCCTTCCGGCACTTGTTATCGAGTGATTCTTAAACGGAACGTAATTCGGGTCTGGCGCTCCCTGAACGTTGTGTCTCAGTCGGACGGCCGGCAAAACAACAGTCGTATACTCGTTGAAGTCAAACGCAGGCGCCTCCTCCTGCGCAAATTCCTCCGCCGTTACGTCGTGGATGTTGTCGCCTCGCATGGCGCTTATGTAAAACGAGCTGCCCATGTCCGTCTCGATCTTGAAGTCATCCTTGCTCTCGGCGGTAACACGCCACTGCTTCGCAACCGCCGGATAGTCATGCTCTATCTGTCGGAACGCCTTGCTCCCTATCGTCGCCATCTGTTTGTAACTCGGGCCGTAATAAGCGCTGTGTGTTCCCGGCCATACAAGGCCGTTGTTCATGGCATACTTGAACTTTGTGTTCGTCTTTGTAACGCCTCGTGTGCCTGTTATCGCCACGTCGCTGTACCGGGCGTAGGCTCTGTCCATTACGCGCTGTACAAGCTCCTCGTTTTTGTAGTCAGCGTTTTCGTCCCGGAACAGGTCGTACATCTTGTCTGGAAACCAGCGGAACGTCCAGATCAGAAAAGCCCACCATGCATTGGCGTAGTCGTCATAGTCCCGCGTCTCTGTGTCCCGTTTTGCAATCCACCCCGTAGAAGCGGAAAACACCTTCCCGGATCGTCTCGACATAGAACATCACCCGTTTCTGGAATCCCTGATAAGCCCAAGCTTCGCGTAGGCTTCTTTTTCCGCCGCGTTCGGCTCCTTCGCAAACTCGCCAAGCTCGTCCTCGATCCGGTCCTCCTCCGGCAAAACCGCAAATTCGGGAAGCCCGTCGTTCGACCGCGTGCGGTTTATAATGGACAGCAGCACCTTTTCCGCCGCATCCTTCGTGTAGGCGTATTTCGGCGGCCGGCCGAAAAGAATTTCAAACATCTTGTCCGGCGAGCACTGCTTTCCGTCTTTCAGCAGTCCCACTTTTTCCAGTTTGTCCACGATGCTGTCTATCCGAACGTCCTCTACAGGCTTGGCATCTTTCTTGCGCAGATTCTCGGAGGAAAGATTGGACTGGATCAGGTCGTTCAGTCTTTTCGCCTGATCGAAAGCGCGGTTTTCCGTCGCTTTCTGCATCTCCAGCGTCCATTTCGCGCAGTTCTGCAGGATAAAATCCTGTTTGGTCGTCAAGCCGCCCGAAGATATCAGGTCGCTGGAAAGCGCCTTGAATATGCGGTCAAGCTCGTCGTAATCGTCGTCGTTGTATGGGTTTTTCGTCCCGCCGCTGCCCCATCTGGCGCGCTGCCGCGCCGTGCCCGGCTTCTTTCCCGTCTCGACCCTTTCCACTTCCGCCTCGTAATCCGTATTCGCCTTTTCCGTTTTCGTTCTCGGCATCGAATCCCTCCGCAAAAATCCTGAAAAAACAAAAAGCGGCACACTATCGGCTAGGCTCGCGCCGAAGAAGGTAAATCCAATACCTTCCCCGGAAGCGATATGCCCGCACGGTAGTGTGCCGTTTGTAAAAGCCTCCGCGCGGCCGAAGCCGGAGTGCCGGAGGTATGTCGGAATTTCTTTCTTTCGGAAATTAATTCCTCGCCGTAAATATATCGCCGGATGATGTCGTTTTCAACGATTGATTACATCCTGTAACTTTTTATCGCGGATTTTCCGGCGTTTCCGCTGGTTTTTGTAACCATTTCTCCACGACGGCGCCGCAGTGCTCGCAGCGTATGGAGACGAAAATGCGCTCTCCCGGCGGCGGAACGACGTGGATCTCTCTCTGGTGACGGCGGCTCGTAAGGCTCCCGTCCGCCGCTATCTTCCCGATCACATGCCCGTTCGGACATTTCAGCCGCCCCGGCCTGTTTTGCCGCTCATCCGTCATAGGGACCGTCCCCGCCGCGGCGCCCTCTCGGGCCGGTCACGTCCAGCCCGTCCGGCTTTTCCGTCTCGTAAAACGACATGTGCGCCCCGTCAAAGCGCATATACACATCCCCCCTTCCGCCGCGCCGGTTTTTCGCAATGCGGACGCCAAGCGTCGGACAGTCCTCGTCTCCCAGTTCTGTGTCCCAGATGAAGATTACCTTGTCCGCGTCCTGCTCAATGTCTCCCGATTCGCGCAGGTCGCGCAGGCTTGGCGCGCCGCTGCTGGACTGATTCCGGCTCACCTGCGACAGCGCCAGTATCGGTATCTTCATCTCCTTTGCCAGAAGCTTCAGGTCGCGCGTGAACGCCCCGACCTCCTGATAGCGCTTTTCAAATTTCTTCTCGCTCTGCATGAGCGTGAGGTAATCAACGACCACGAAATGCACATCCTGCATCGAGTGCAGCTCCGCCCGGATCTTGGCCACGGACATACGCGGATTGTCGTTTATGTACATCGGCAGCTTGCTCAGCTTTCCGCAGCTGCCCACGATGCTCTGCCACAAGTCGGCGTCCTGCTTGTCCGTCTTCATGTCGATCAGCTCTCCCAATCCGGGGCCGTAGCGGCTTATCATCCGTTCGGCGATCTCGTTGTCCGTCATTTCCAGCGAGTAGATAACGGTCTTGTGTCCGGCCGCCGCCGCCCGCCGCGCGAAATCCACGGCAAGGCTCGACTTGCCCACGCCCGGCCGTGCGCCAAGGATGCAAAGCTGACCGCCCCAGAAGCCCTTGAAGATGGAATCGAACCTCCGAAAGCCCGTGTCTATGCGTATGACGTCCTGCTCCTGCGTCTTGATCTGGCAGTACTGATACAGCACGTTTGTCAGCGTTTTCAGCCCCCCGGCGCTCTCCGTCTCCAGATACTTCCGGCAAACCTCGCTCACCGTCGCGGCAAGGTCTTTCGGGTCCTCCTTTTCCGTCCCCAGCTCGTAAATTGCCTCCCGCAGCCGGCGAAGATCGGCCTGTCTGCGTATCTCTCCGGCGTAGTACGGCGCGTTTACGACCGTCGGCGTCATGTCCATGCAGTTCTGGATCAGGCGCGTCGCGTCCTCCTTGCCGATGTCCTTTTCCAGCATTTCCGCGCAGATGGCCGCGTCGAAGGGCCTGCCCTTGTCGTGCGCCTCCTTGGCCCAGCCGAAAGCCCGGCCACAAAGCGCTATGCTGAAATCGTCCGGCGAAACGAGAGAGGCCAGCTTTTTCATGACCCCCGGCTCGATCAAAAGCGCGCCGATAACGCAGTATTCGTAGTCGATCACCCGCTGATCCTGCGCCGGATTCAATTCATCCATCGGCACCCTTCCCTTCCATCTGCGCCAGCAGCGTTGTGAATTTGTCGCGGAATTTCCGCCCGTCCGGGATCTTGTCGCGCCAGAAACCGTCCTTCATGGCGAAAGCAAGCACCTCGCCGACAACGGCCATGTCGTAGCCGTCCGACCGGCTCAGGGCGTCGAAGTCCGCCGCCCAGCGCTGAATGACCGATTCCTCCGCCGGAACATACTGCGCCACGTTCTCGCCCAGCTTGCGGTTGAGATACGCCGCGCATTTGTAGGCTTTGCTGTTGTGGTGATACGCCCCGGCGGCATTCGTCGGCGCCGCCGTCCTTCCGTAGCGTCCAGCCTCGTCCTGCGCTCTGGCCAGCCAGTTGGTTATGAACCGGCGTACTCCCTTCCTCGTTTTCCGAAGCTTCGGGTTTCCGTCGCTCCATGCGGCCATTTTCAGCAGCTCCTGCTCCACGTCCACGGCAGGGTAACATTCCTTCCACAGAGCTATGTCCTCGTCCGCCGCTCTGTACGGAGTTTTGTCGTTGAGAATAATGGCTGGCGTAGAGTTGCCTTGCAGCTCTGCGCAAATATTAGCTTCAGACAGTACGTTAGTACTGGATGAAGATAATATATCTATCTCTATCTCTTTCTCTATCTCTGTGTGGACATTTTGGTGGACATCACTGTGGACATGTCCACACCCTTGACCGCATTCGTCAACCGTCTCCGGCAGTGCTGCATATTCCTTTTTTGCAAGGCGCTGCCGGCGTTTTTGCTCCTTGTAGTCGGTTTCGCTTCCAACGAGATTCTTGTGGTCTACCAAAACAAGAGCGCCATCAACGTCCTCGTAAATAAGACCAGCCGTCTTGTAAAGATTCAACGCAACTCGAATCGTGTCTACGGAGAACCACTTCAAGTCCCTCTGTATTTTCGGAATGTCGTAGGGTATGATAATTTCCCCAATCTGCCTAGAAAGCTTTCCCTCTGTGTTAATCGTTTTCAGGCAAAGCATTTGGTACAAAACGACATAATTAGCGCCATTCGGCTGTTCCATGAAGTAATCAACCGTGTCGGATGTCATGAAGCTCTCTCTCAGCTTCATCCAGTAATATTTTTTACCTGTCGCCATCCGATTCACCTCCCATCCGATGAATTTTTATGCATTTTGTCACCACGGCAGCTCTCCCTCGTCATCGTCGTCGGGGATCTGCTGCCAGTCTCCCAGCGCCGAGGCCAGCGGCCCTTCCTGCTCCGCCTGCTCCATGTCCACGGCAGGAGCCTGCTCCATCGGTTTGATAAAGCCGTAAAACCGAGCGCCGATTTTAAGCTCCGACCATGTTTTATCCTCGCCGTTTTTGTTCGTGTACGGACGTCGCTCCCAAAGTCCAGCGCACATGACAAAATCGCCCTTTTCCATGCGCGAGGCGGTGGCGGTCTGCGGGCAGTCTCCTATCGAAACAACGTTCATAAATTTCTTGCTTTCGAAGCGAACGCCGAACTCGACCTTCGGTGCGTTTTTGCTCCGTGTGTAGGAGAGGCTCGCATCGCGCGAGACCTCCCCCCACAGGATCATGCTGCATGACTCTATTTTTGTCTCCGGATCCTTTACGATCTTGCTGTAATGAATCCCCATGGCGCCTTACTCCTGCGCAAACCGCGCAAAGGGATCGTCGTCGTCCGTATAGGCGGGCGGCTCGTCAGTGTAGGCACTTTTTGCCTCAACCGCCCCTGTCGCGCCATCCGCGGCTCTCTGTGCGCGTTTTTTCTTCTCGGCGGGTGTATTCCCCTCTTTCACTTCCTTTGCGTCTGCGGGTCGATTTTCGGCCTTGTGCGGCGTGTCGGCCGAATCCAGTACCTCGCCGGTCTCCGCGTCGATCTCGATCACGTCCGCGCCGCGGGAGGGTACGGAGGACGCCGGGATAAAGTCGGCCTCCTTCTCCTGCGCCTCGTCGTTCGCCACGGCCTGCCGCAGCTCCGTGGACAAAGGCGCGATGCCGTCTCCCAAAATCTGAATCACAAGGGTCTTTGCGGCCATTTTCATGGCGCTGGTAGAGTTCGGATCGTCGTACCAGGGCGTTCCCGCGCGGAGTTTTTCGGACTCCTCCATGCTCAGCTCCCCGGCCAGCAGCTTTTTGTATTTTTCCAAACTGAACGCCTTGGAATAGCGGTCTGCGTGCCGCAGTATCTTGTCGTATGTCCAGTAAATGCTTCGGAAAAAGTGGTTGTACTGCGCGTTGAGGACGTAATAGGCGTAATAGCCTACGATGGGCAGCTCCTCGCGCGCGTCGTCGTCCTCGATCCACTTGATGATAGGCTGGCGCGTCCGCGGGTCACGTCCCTTGTACTCCCCTTCTCTTACGTCGAAAACGTCGAAGTCGTCGTACAGACCGCTTCGGATGGCGAGCTGCTTGTAGCCCTTGGCCGTTATCTGATAATTCGCGCTCTTGCCGTAGGGCACGACAGCAAACTGCCCCAGCGCCAGATCCAGATTCATGGCCTCGCCGCGCAGAGCCGCCGAGAGGATCGAGGCCGGTTCGCACTCGCGCAGCTTCTGCGAGCCGGAAACCGCGCTGATAAGATTGGCCGTGATCCGCGCGGCCCGTTCCGGCGTAGCGGTCGCGCGCCGGATAAGCCCCTGTGCCGATTCGCCTGTAATAAAATCCGAGAATTTCGGCTGTTTATTCGTAGTCAGTATTCCATTCGTAGCTTTCATGATATTCCTCCTGTTTGTAAGTTTTTATTCAGTGCCGAAATGCAACCTCGTCACCGCCATGGGGAATTCTTCGATCTCGCTCGACCAGCGGGCGGAGCCTTCTCCATGGATCCTTTGCCACGTCAGCGGGAACCCGCCTATTCCGTCGAACAGGCTCCCAAGCGTCGCGTTTTCCGGCAGATACTTTGCCATTCGCCCGAACATCCACTGCCAGAACGGAAGCGCAATCGAGTTTCCCAGAGCCTTATAACGAGGGCTGTCCGCCGCCTTGTGCTTCTTCCCCTTGCTGTCTGTCCAGTCGCCGATGTCGGTCCATCCACTTGTTTTCACAATTTGGTGTATTCTGCTTTTACTAATTCCAAAGTCGTTGGCGAGCTGTCTCATGGTGTATTCTCCGCTCTTGTAGAGTTCTACAATTTCCTTCCTTTTGGAAACTGGAAGCTTTGTTGACGGGTTATCATCTCCCATCAAATACCGCCCATCTCGCCATGCTTTGTGTGAATTTTCTTCTGCTGTGAGTATTTGCAGGTTGCAAATGCGATTGTCGGTTTTGTCGTTATTTATGTGGTCAACAACATATCCTTCAGGAATCACTCCGTTTCTCGCTATCCACACAATACGATGAACTCTGCACTGCATTTTAGTCTGTCCATTCCTTATGCTTACGACTTTGTAGCCGTTTACATTTGAACCATCTAATTTTTTCGGCTCTTTAAGCCGCACGCCCCCGGGTCCTTTTGTTGTGTAAATTTCACCGTTTTCACAATCTACAACAATTTGCCCAGTGGCAATATTGACAGCGATATATTCATCTTTTGTCATTTTCTCTACATCCATCTCCATGTACTCAGGGAATCCCTGAAGCCGTTCGCATTCAAGCGGCGTAAGACGGCGAACCACCATGTTCTGGCGGATCGTATTGTTCAGGTTCAGGCTTTGACCTCCGCTTTCCTTTGCCTGCAAGGTTCCGTTGATCTCCCCGCCCTCGGTAAAATTCCGGCAATCTACGCTTGCGACATACGCGGTCATATCTGTTCGGTATGGGTCATTGACTTTTGCTCTCAACGCAGGGGAGATTTCGCTTGATACCACCAGCATATCGTTGTAAGCGTCCTGCCCGTTATAGCTTCCAGCGTGTGCTCCGGGGAATAAAGTCCCGGTTGTTTTCTGGTACGTCAGCGGGATTTGGTTTCCGCCGGTTCCCATACGGGCTTGCAGACTGGGCGCTACCTCGCCGCAGTCCCGGATGACGTCGCAGGCGTGGCTCATATCCAGCACGGCGCACGGCACATGGGCGTTTGCGTTCAGCGTGTGACAGGATTTCCCAAAATCAGGAATACTCCCATTCTGCTTGCTGGTGATCTGCGTAGTGTCAAACGCCATGACCGCTGGCTGGTGCCCATGCTCCTGTGCTCTCAGCGTACCGGAAACGTCATGGCTCACGCCCATCATGCTACCGCCCTGATCGTTCAGGCGCAGAACCGCCGGTTTATTCCCCCCACACTCTGCGTTCAGCGTAGGGGACAGTTCCTCTTGATAGCCGATGCTCCTCGCCTGTTCACTGTCGCCCAGCTTAAAACCGGCACACAATACGGCTTCGCGGTTCAGACCGCTGTTTTCACGGGAACTGAGCGTAGGCGAAACGCCGTTACCGTCGTATACGCGCTGGCTCTGCGCGTCCCACGGAGTCATGCACATTACCCCGTGGCGGTCGCCAGCGGTCAGTGTAGGGGAGGGATCGCCCTCTTTTCCGATGCCAAGACCGTTTCCGCTGCCATCGTGGTTACGGCTCTCTCCGCCGCCCTGCCATCTGGTGGCTTTGTCGTTGATGGGGATAGCCACCACCGGCTGGTTGTTTCCACTCATCAGTGTGGGCGCGCGGTCGTCTGTCCGCATTTCCGCGCCGCCTTGCTGTGTGGCCATGCAGAATATCGTCTGATCGTTCCCTGTTCCCAGCGTCCCGCTTTTCTCCGTCTGCACTAACGCGCCTTTTCCTCCTCCGTCACAGCCCCCCCCTGATGCGGACTGCATAAGAAGCACCTGCTTCAGCAGCTTCGGCAAATCCTTTCCCCGCCGCTCCGCTCTCCGCAGGATGCCCAGACACGCTTTTGCGGTCAAAGAGTATTTCGGATGCGGCGTCGCCTCCAAAATCTGCGACAAGCGAGATACGACGGCGGCGTTGGGGCACTCCCCAGTGTTGAGCATCGTGAACACGCCAAGCCACGCTCCATCGTCCTCCCACTTCATCGTGATAGCCCCCCCAGGTAGGCCAACCCTTTTCAGGCACTTCAACACTGGGGGCTTCCGGCTCCGCGATTTGGATCGTTTCTTCGAGGACGGCCGCGAAATCCCGTCCTTTGTTGCTGCTGAGAGCGCCCGGGACGTTTTCCCACACCATGAATCGGGGGCGAATAAGCTCGCCTGTCCTTCCAGCGGCTCTGTCATGCTCTCTCATCTCCTTTACTACCCGTATCTGTTCTATGAAAAGGCCGGAACGCGCTCCAGCCAGGCCGGCCCGTTTACCGGCAATGCTAAGGTCCTGTCTAACAAGGTGAACCACCTGTAATACACAAAACGGGTTCAATCTCTGCCCCATTTATTTTTGTAATATCGCCTAAATGTTTCACCTAAATCACCTCCTTATGTTTCATTTCTTCGTTCCCTTTGCCATGCGAAGATAGCGGTAATAGGTCGATTCACAAACGCCCAGTTTGTCCATGATCTCGCTTTTCGGCGTCTTAAGGACAAGCATTTCGCGCAGCCTGTCCAGATCGACGGCGGGCGGTCTGCCCTTCTGGCCTACGTTGGCTTTGCGCCGTCTCGGGAGGCACAGGCAGTCCACGCAGCGCTCGTGCGGACAGTTGAGGCACTGGTTGATCCGCTCCGGCGTATCGTACATATGCGTGTCCTCTATGCGGATCCTGCAGCTGCCGTCCGTAAGAGGCCGCGTACCGACCGCAGAAAAGCGGCAGATCGTCGCGCTGATAACGGCTCCGCCAAGCTTGTGATCGCCAAGATACATAGTCCTTTCAGCCTCCCTTATCCTTCGTCAATACCGTCTCTATCCACGTCAGACCGACCGCATAGGCCGCCCAGCAGTCTGCCTTAAATCCGTAAAACCAATCCGGGTCTTTTTTCGTCCCGCGTCCGTTTTTCAGGTCGTGCTTTGCAAAGCGGTCGATAAGCGCCCGGCGTATATTTGCGTCCTTGGCGCGCGGATCGCCGCATATGTGCAGTTTTTCTTCCCTGCGGTAGATGTAGCTGACCGCCATTGCGTTGTCCCCTGCGATCTGGGAATACCGGCCTACCCACTCGCAGGTCTCAAACACGTCCCGGCCTACCGCCATTCCGTAGGAGGCAATGCGCTCGATAACGCAGTCATATCCTCCAAAAACGGGACAAGCGCTCCGCAAGCACCGTGTTGTCCAGCTTTGCAAACTCGATGGGCTGCAGGGAATCCGCGTCGATAATGCAATAGGCGCTTTCCGCGTTGCCGGGGTCTATCGCAAAAACAAGCCGCATGTCATATCACCTTGCCGTATTTAATGCCGTTTTCCCGCAGGAAACGGGCGAGAAGCCCAAGCTGTTCGTCCGTAGCCCACACGCGGAAATCCACCTGATTCAAAGGCTTCTCCGGCTCGTCTGCGTACCAGGGCGGCGTGTCGTCTCCCTCTTCTGTAACGACCTCGATCTCAACGGTTTCTTCCTCTGCCTGCGCCGCCACTCTCTCGCGCTCCATGCGTTCCTGTTCGGCGCGTCTGGCCTCCGCCTCTTTCCGGGCGGCCTCCTGCGCGGCCCTGCGCTCCTGCTCCGCCGCCTCCACGCGCTTCAGCTCCGCATCCTTGCGGATAACAGCGCCTATGTCGTGCGTGGCTATGTAGTGGGCGATAAGCGCCGCCTGATGGGGACTGTCCATTTCCCGGATCGCCGCCATGTCCGCCTCGCAGGACGAAACGCGCGTGTCGATTTCCTTCTGCGCCGCCTCGACGCTAAATCCGGCGTTGCCCCACTTGGGATTGAAAACATCGTCCCACGTCAGACAGCCCTCGGCCTGATCGGCCCTTTCCTGAAAATATGCCCGAAGCCCTTCCAGCTTCTCCTGCTTGCGGCGCTCCTCGATCTCTTTTATCTGCGTGTCGATGTGCCCGGAAGCCTCGTCGCAGATGGCGCAAAGCTCCTTTGCCTTGGTCTCAAACTCCGTGTAAGGCTCCAGATACCGCTTTTTGACGGCGATGCGCTGGTCGCTGATGGCCTTGGAAAGCCGGTTTATCTTCGCCCGTGCCGCCTTGCCGTCGGATATCGCTTCCTCCGTGATGGCCAGACTGCGGTAAGGCTCCAGCGCCTCCGTCAGCCACGCGCGCACCTCGTCGAAATTTGCCTCCAGCGTTCGCGGCGTCGCCGCCTCCAGGTCGGTAACGAGCCGGAATTCCACTTGATTCACGCCTCGACGCCTCCCTCCGTGTCAAATTCCGTGATGGAAAGAACGCGGTCGGCCCACTGCTCGTCAATGACCGTCTCCAGCAGATCGACCTCCATGACGAGCGCACGGTTCTTCTCGCCTTTGCTCGTCGGGGCAATGACCTTATCGCCCACTTTGAGGGGAAGGTCCGTCTTGTAGGTATACCGGCGGCTCGTGTAAGCGTCCATGCCGGGATTGTAGTAACAAATCTTGCAAATCATAATAAAAAGCTCCTTGTATTTTTTAATTTTTCATAAGCTCAAAGCGTCAGGACCATCGCGGGCATTTCCCGCCGCTCCACTTTGCGCCAGAACTCCGTTTCTTCTCCGAGCAGCCATTGCATGTCCGCCTCGCACTCGCTTCGCTCAAACTCGTAGGAGCGTATCGTCTTATCCCCTTCCAAATTGAAAAGGCAGGCGTACAAAACGGCGAAGTCAAAGCCGCTTGCGAGAAACTGGTGAAGGACCTGCGTGTAGTAATACTGCGGTATCTGGTTGTTCCACTTCTCCCAGTCCGTCCGCTTGCCGCAGGTGCTCGTCTTGATCTCAAGAATTCCCTTGCGGCCGTCCGCCGTATGAATCTCGCCGTCCAGCGTCGCGTAAAGCCACGGGCGCCCCTCCTGAGACAGCATGTCGAAGGGCTTGTGTACGATGGTGAACTCCGGGTTTTCCGCGGCGTAAAGGGTGCGCAGAGCCGGTTCCAGCCGGTTCCCCTGCTCAACGGCGGCGCTCCCAGAAAGGTCCTTCGGCTTGTCCAGACCGCATTTCAGTCGCCAAAGCTGTGTAGACGTAAGCCAAGGAGACAGCCCTGCGACCGCTGCGGCCTCCGAAGCGCCGATCCCATGCGAGCGCGCTCCCAGCCACTCGGTTCGATTCTCGTAATGCGTATAGATCAAATTTCCCATGTTCCCGAAGCCCTCATATGGACACGCTGTATTCGTCCCGCAGGGTACGGATAAGGTCAGGAACGCTCACATAGCCCTTTGTCACGCTGTCGGACAGATCGTTCACTTCCCGCCACACGTCCGCGAGGTAATCCCGGCCGTTGAATTTGTCCACGAGAACGGTCAGCATGATTGCCATAGCGTAACGCACGGCCTCGGCGAAAGCGTCCTGCTTGGCTTTGGCCACATCGGCCATTGTCGCCGGGCGCCTGCGCGGGTTCGTTCGGTTTTTCTTTGTCATGCCATTCCGCTCCTAAAGAATAAAGAAAACAGGCATGGTCAGCCTCCGAAGAATTCCGCGAAGCGCTCCGCATTGTACTGGCCGCGCGTCAGCTCTATTGCCTCGCGCACGGTGTAGCGCTCTTTCAGCTCGCGCAGGCTCGAAACAAACGCCTCCGAACCGGCCTTGCAGGCCCCTGTTATGATGCGGTACATCGCCACCATGTCGTTAAGCGTCAGCTCACTGTCGAGCGTAAGGCCGCGAAATTGTTCGGCTCCGCGATCCTTGGCGCGCTTGAACGCAATGTCCGCGATGCCCTCCCGCAGCGTGCGGCAATGCGCGTAAAACATGCCATCCGACACGACGTTCTGCCCCTCGATCTTGCCGATATACAGGTCGTAGCCATGCACGCGCCGTCTCGTCTTGCAATGCATCAGAATCCCGTCGGCGTAGAGATAGCGGCCGGGAACGTAATCGCCGTCGCGGAGCTTGCGCACTTTGCGGCGCTGTTTGACTGTTATCGGCGTTCCGCTGAGATCGAGCCCGCCGCCGACCGTCAGGTTGTCCGGCAGCGCCGTTATCTGCGTGTTGCTGAGGTAGAGCGAGCCGCCGACCGTCAGGTTGTCCGGCAGCG